TCCTTTAAAATCTTTTTATATACACTCCAAGAATGCATATAAAAAGATGGGGAACGTATTCCCCATCTTGCCAAACCTAAGTTTAGGCTACGAATTTTAGAGCTGCAACGCCCTGACCTTCGTTTGTAGTAATCTGAGTCATACCAGTACGTAGTGAAGCTACTAGTACACGGCTCTGACGCTCGATTAGATCATCAGTGTCGATACGTAGACCACGCTGGTTACCAACTACGAAGTTACCTGGATGTACAGCGATAACACCAACGTTACCTGCTGCTTTTGCTGGTAGCATTCCTGCAACGATAACAGGAGTATTACCAACTAGACCAACTTGACCAGTTAGTAGTGTGGCTTGTGCACCAACTTTATCTACTGTCATGAACTGATCGTCGTCTAAGAGATCGTAGTAAGCATCGTGTGAAACGATGAAACGTAGCATATCAGGCTCTAGACCCCACTGACCTAGTTCACGACGTAGTGTACGTAGGTTAGCAACGGTTACTTTTGGTGTTAGACCGCTTAGTGAAACTTCTGTTGCACTAGTATCAAAAGCTGCTAGACCCTTAACTGGATCTGCTGAAGAAGCACCGCTTCCGATTAGGAAAGCCTTGTCTACTGCTTTTGCTACGCGGCGGATCATTGCGTCACGAACAACTGGTAGTAAGACTAGTAGTGAATCTTCTTCTTCTTCAAAAGCCATGTACTCACGTGTTGCTACTTTATATGCGCTTAGAGTGATCTCTTTTAGCTGATGTGTAGCGGCGGTACCTGATGAATTGAAGTTTGAATTACCGAAGTCTGCGTTAGCAACCCAAGTAGCTTCGCCAGCTTCTGGATTAACAGGAATACGCATTACGTTGGTTTGCATTGCGATCTGACGGAATAGAGGTGCAGCGACTAGGCGTCTGCGAACTTCTTGTTCCATGTTCATGGAAACTTCTAGTTCCCATGTAGCGCTTGGTACGTGTGCACCAGCTTTTTCGATGATCTGACGACCAAACTTGGTGTCTTCTAGTGCTTTGCGAGCGATTTTTGATAAGAGAACTGCTTTCTCTTTATCTTCGTAGCTAACTGCATCGCCTGCGGACTTATCAGCAAATTGAATCTTGCTGGCTTGTAGCTTGGCTAGCTCGTCGGCTTTTTCTTTGATTGCGTCTTCTAGTCCTTTTAGAACCTGCTTGCTTTCGCTAGTGGTTTCTTCTAGACGCTTGGTAACTTCTTCTAGGAGGCGCTCAGCACCAGTGTCGATTGTCTTAACACGGGTTTCAACGGCTTCGCTGATTTTCTTCTCTAGTGCCTCTTTCTCAGCTAGAGCTGCTTTATCGGCAGCATCTTTTTCAGCTTGAGCGGCTAGAAGTGACTTGGTTGCTTCTTCTGCTGCAGTCTTTGCGGCAGCGGCTAACATTGCTTGTAGTTCTTTTGGATCCATGTTCCATTCCTCTGTTATATCGCGCTTTGCTTCCGTAGTGGACTCTAGCCCTTTAGCTGATTCGCCTTTGGGTGCAAATTGCATTTTGAATTGCTTATACTCGTCGGCGCTGCTGTCAAACGCCTTAGAAAGACTAAAAAGTGTATTTTGATTTGCTGGTACTGATACTACTGAAATTTCAATTAGTTCCAGCTCTTTAACAACAAAAACTTCGGCTGCTGAGTTATACTCTGCATCCTTTACCCTAAAACCAACGCTGAATGCAGTCAGTACTCCGTCTTTTATTAAACGGAAAACTTCAGCAGCAGCAGAAATTCGTGCTTTAATCCAAAGACCTTTATTATCTACTTTGTGCTCTACCATTCTGCCGACTGGATCATCGTGATCGTGGAAAGCAAGAATAATAGGATTTTTTAAGTAGTTCTGCAGACCTGCTTCCCAAACTTGTGGTGGCACTACGTCTCCAACTCGGTCAATATCGTTGGTACTTGCGTAACCTTCTATATAGATGGAGTCAATTTGTTCGCCTGCAGTAGGCAGTTCTTTGATATTAAAAGCACTATGTGAATATAGTACTTTATTTTTATCCATAGGACCTCTTTTAGTCTGGTTGTGTGCTCTTTGGGGGAGCACCACCTTGGCTTGGGTTTGCGGCAGACCCAGTAATATTTTTAGGCTCACGTACTTGATCTAAGCCATCCAATTTCTTGAACCTTAGTTCTTCGCGTGCTTCGTTAGGAGTAATAATACCTGCGTTTACTAACGTACTGTGATATGCTGCAACATCTTTTAAGTCTGGCTGTAAGGCGCTAACTGTTGCAGTTATAGGACTAATATCATAACCAAAATATCGCTCTAATGCACTGGTTATTCGCGTAATAATCGGTAAAACAGTTTCTAAGTAAAATAAACGTAAATTAGGAGCTATATTTGCGTTATTGCCGCCGTCTAGCAATATAGGCGGCACGCCTAGTGCTTTTAAAATTTTGGTGTCGTGTGTTTTGATAGAAGTATCAAAATCCATTTCTTTGAAGCTGTCGATTATGGAACCGTATGGTTTTAATCCACTGTCCAGGATCATGGGCTTGCGAGCACCATTTTTAGCTGAATATTTTTGCATCCAGCCTTGTATTGTTTTGTCTTTTGCGCTTTGTGAAAGCGTATTATCACTGGTAATAATTAAACTTGATACAGCACCGTTTTCAAAGAACTGCTCTTGAAAACCTTGCATTTTATACATTATCTTTATGTTACGATCTGCTGCTTTTAACCGGGAATCGCCACGGTATATTGAGCGCGAACTCAAGTCTTTGATGTGTATGATTTCGCTTGGTTTGAACTCGATAACATTATTGTAAGTATACTTACTTACAAAAGTTTTAGGGTCGGGTTCTATTACCACACTTAGTGCTGGTAGGTGATACAGGTAAACACCATCATAGTACAAGAAAATATTACCTTCAAGCAAGAAATCAGTTAAAATATTAGTTCTGAATTCTTGTGCTGACTGGTAGGGGTTAGGGGTATAGTTAAGTAAAGTATGTAAGGTTTTTACCTTTGTGCCTTTTACTATACCATCCGACTTCTTGTCTTTTATATCGTAGTCTAAGCTAGCAGCAGCCGATACAATCATGTTTACGCCGCGATTAACTACTTCTAAAGCTTCAAATGCTTGCAGGTAGTTAATGCTGGTAGAGGTATTAATTGAAGAACCTTCTTCAGTAGCAATGCGCTCCTGAGCTGGGTTCAGCTTTGTTTTAATCCACGATAACAAAGCCATAATATTCGTTCCTTAGTAAAATTGGCTAAATCCTCCAGATGATTTCTTAGCTTGTTCAAAGCCTTCACCACCTAAGTATTTTTCCTTTTGGCGTTCAATCCATGTTGCCTGTTTTTGTTCAGTTCCCAACGGAGGTTTTTTACCGTACACACCATGTAGCTGAACATGATGCTTGTTGCATAGTGTATACACAAGCTCATAGATCTCACGGTGGTGTGCTTGAATAAACTCGTCTCGAACTGCTAGGATCCCTGCATCAGTACTCACATCATAGCCGTGCATGTGAGCCCACTGTTCCAGCAACCTAGTAATAGAGTAAACATGGTGTAACTCTAGGTCTTCCACAGTACCGCAAATAAAGCACTTATCTTGCTTTTCGTACGCGTGTTTTGCTTTGTCGCGTATCCATTTTACAGCAATACGCTTGTTTTCTCCGGTATTTTTTGCCACTTTTCTTACCTATTGTTGAGTATTATACCACTAACACATGGAAAAGTCAACCTTAAAAATTTTTATCCAGGTGTTGAAAAACAAACTTGATCTCCGAGTCTAAACCATAGTATAATATTTAAATCGTATAAGTGTATAGGGCATAGCGCAGTGCGTCGGCCATGTGCGAATACTTATCGTGCAGCGGCTTCTCCTGCTGCAAGCCCTCGCGTTTGTCCCACTGATACTGGTCTAGCATTTCTAAGACGTGTGTACACTGTGGATCTACTAGTAGTCGGTTTTGTTCTACTAAGGTCTGCACGTAGGCAATGCCTGGTAGCACATCTTTTTTACCCTTAATTGTAGCAATATCATATGTATACGCTAAATCGCTGGCAAACTGTGCTGCTGCCGAGTCAATAAATATGCTAGTTACACCCCACTTCGTAATCAGTTCCTGCATACGCTCTGCGTGCTTTGCGGTGACCGCCTCCGAATCTAAGTACTCACCAACAACCCAAAATACATCACGGTCAGGCAAGTAAGCAATCACACAAAACGCTGTAGGGTCACGGTAGCCGGGGTCTAAGCCAGCAATAAACTCGCAACCGTCCACTAACTCAAACTCTTGAATACACTCCTGCTTAAAATCATAGATCTGGCCCTCGAAACTGGTAAAACTGGCCAAGTATTCTTGCTCAAACTCTGCTTTTGACATCGAACGGCGGGCTTCCTGTGCATCCGACTCCAGCATACGTGGATTTTCTGTGTAGTCGGCTTGTAGTGAAACCCACTCTGGATATTCCGCTAAGAAGCCACGGTTCCAGAATTTACTAAACCAGTTGTTTTTGCCGCGAGGGGTACTAATAAATATTGCTTTAGCACCTGGTCGATCCAGTGTAGGTCTAAGAGACACATTGAATGCTGACTCACCGTCCTTTCCCAGTGCTGCCTCATCGAAAATAATAAGGTCATAACTTCTTCCAACTGCTGAATCGACTGTAGATAGCGATCCCATGCGGATAGTTGATCCATTTTCCAGCTCAATTACTTTATCCTTTGCATTATCTTTTGCCACTTCCAAGTCAAAATGCTTTATTAGCCCACGCTGCAGTTCAAACGAGATGCTAGAGAGTGTGTAGTTTGGTGACATTATCAACACATTGCAGCCTGGTATTAAAACTACTAGCTGGCCAATAATGTTGCTTATGTAAGTTTTGCCTAAACGTCTGCTTAAGGCAGCGCAGATAAAACGGTATTTAGGGTTGTTGACTGCGTTGACTAGTGCAATTTGGGGTCGGTTGATAGTATCCAACACAGGCTCACCACCCACAGTCAACAGCTTTAAGTAATTCTTGATCGGCAACTTAATAAATCGTTTATCCGCGGGAAATTCCTCCAACTCATCCGATCTGACGTCCGGTCTACTCACTACTAGCATTTATAATGCGCTCCA